TCAGAGATCATACGATCTACTGCTTCAATCATGGTGTTTTTATCGTGTTCGTATTTTTGTGCAAACTCTTCACGTAATACTTGAGCAACTTGTTCACGATTTTCTAAAATCTTACGATCCCAAGCTTGTTCAATTGACTCTTTGATCTCTCCAGAAATCACGTTGTTTTCAAATAATTTGTTTAATGCTTCCAACATGTGATTCTCCCTATTATTGGAGGTTGCCTATTATATTTAATAGGCTCTCTTTGAGATATTTTTGCGCCATCGGATCACCCTTCACTTCTTGCGCTATACGCAATGCACTATAACCACCTTTATTGTTTAAAAGGTGTTCATAAATTGGTGTAGGATATGCTCCTGGAGCACTGGGCTGAGCTACCATATCTACTGTGATAATCTCAAAATCTGATACTTCATTTGAACCGTCATTACTGACATTTCCAGAACCTCTAGAGGAGACACCTAATTTAACGCCGCTTTCCAACATTGTTTTAATTAGTTGTCCCATAGGGGTTGGCAAGATTTTAAGCTTGCCATAACCATTTGGACCATCCATCCACATATTAGTTATCATATGTGATACACGGTCCAAATTTATTTTTAGATCATCTGGATGATCTACTTCTCCGAGTACGGAATAACCGTTCTGAATCTGATCATTAAGGGTCTTAACAGCCTTGCTAATCTCACTCACAGGGTAAACACGTTGATTTGCATTGCGGATACCTCCTTGAATGCAGATACCCGACATATGCAAGTTTTTACCTTCTCTATCGTCAGATTCAACGATTATCTGTGCTTCGTTAAAACTTAGATTTTCTCGGAGATGCAACATATCTTACTTGCCGCCTATAATGCTTTTATCAGCAACTGATTTTTCACCAGCGCCTTTCTTTTCAGCACCATGGCCTTTGCTCACCGAATTTAATTTAGGTGCTTTTGAGTTACCAGGTACGTTTACGTTGCCACTGTTTAATGGTTTTGTGCTTGGGTTTAATAGACCGCCTTGTGTTCCGCCTTTGGTTTCATCAGCTGAACGGCCAATCACTTTGCCACCCATATTATTTTTCATGTTATCAATAACTGATTTGTTATTAACGCCATTGTCACCATGTTTTGGTAATGCAACTTTGTTTACATATTCCATAAATTGTTGGAATTCTTCATCAACAGCATCTCCATCGTGGTGATAGTGGTGAATTTCTTTAACTTCTTGATCATCGTCACCCAAGTCAGCTCCGAATTCATCTTCTTCACCTGCTTCGTCACCAAATGCTGGTTCTTCTTCGCCGCCGAACATATCGGCGTGTTCTGGTTCGCTTTCTTCACCAGATAACAATTCTTCGAATTCAGCTTTCAATTCTTCCAAAGCATCTTCCAAATCAAGTACGCGGTCTTCTAAATCACCGTCACCTTCTTCGTCATCTTCTTCATCGCCAAATGGGTTTTCTGAATCATCTTCTGAATCGTCTTCTTCATCACCAAATGCGTCTACTGCATCATCGTCTTCGCTGTCATCTTCCGCAGGTTCGTCAGAAGATTCTTCTTCCTCTTCCTCTTCTTCAGCACCAGGAAAATCTGATTCTAATAATTCTTCGTAAATTTCACGTGATTTTCCAACAACAATGTTGTGGAAAATTTCTTTCGCTGTTTCTTGATCTTCATTGATCAAAGCTTCTAGCATAGCTTCAAATTGTGCGCGATCAGTCATGTTTATCCTCCTATGATATCTACATGCAAGGCTGTATCTTATTTACAATATTTATAAAAAAACGCCTTATAATAGTTAAAAAACTGTATTTTTGGCGTTTTATTATGCAGGTTGTGCCGGTGCAGGGGCGTACATGCTATGAATAAAACTTAATTCACTTTCTTGTTCCAAAATATGAGCTTCGCTGCTTTTACGAATCTCATTAATTTGTCTCAAAGTTAATCGAGTTTTTCTAGTATCACCTCTGTGCATAGTGCTTTCGTCATGCTTTGGGTCATAACGTAAGTCACTAGCCACTTGCCTAGTATCTGGATCAATATAAAATAATTCTCTTAAAATCATAATGTATTTATCACATTGGGCTCACGGGGGGTGGATTTTGCCCCATTCCAGGTGCTGCGCCTGGAACATTACCAGTTGAATCTGGTAGTAGATCTCCTTCCATTTCTGGAGGTATGCCTAGATCCCCGGCCATACCTAAATCACCTTCAATACCACCAGCGGATAAGCCAGCACTTCTCATTTCACCTGCTGAATCTGTGTGGGTTGGTTGACCTTTACCAGATTCTTCTCCCCATAAACGTTCGTTTTCTGCCATTTCATCTTCATTTAATCCTAAGAATCGTTTCATAGCGAAACGTTTACTCATATATGGTAATTGTTGAATGGTGTTAAATGTGTTAATGCGTTCAGTATCTAATGCAGCCTGTCTTGAACTAGCAAAATTGAGTGGTGGGTTGAATGATAATTCAAATAAATTCGAATCAATGTTTACACCACGTGAATGCATATATGATTTAAATTCAATATCGAATACTTCAGTGATTAAGTTTTGAAGTCTCTCGCAATATTTGTTAAATCTCAATTCTTGAATATATGCAGTACCAACACGACCATCATTAAATGATGCTTGACTGTCATCCGCACCAGTAGGTAAATATGAACTTGGAATTCGTAAACCACGGAATAATTTATTTGTGAAATATTTTAAATCATCAATTTCACCTAAATTAGTACCACCTGGTAATACATCAACTTTACTACCACGTCCATCAGCAGTCATTGGAAAGAAATAATCTTCGTTAATTGATAATGGATTATATGCACTATCAATAACGTTTTGCCCACCACCAGATTGACTTGGAATACGTCTTTGATGAATTTCATTTTTTACACGTTCAACAAATGCCATAGCTAAATGACTAGGCATATTACCAACATCAATATGGAATACACGTCTTTCTGGAGCACGTTGAATACGATAAATTAAAATTGCATCTTCTAATAATTCTTTTTGTTTATATACTTTGAAGACATTTTCTAATAAACTATTACCAAATGGATAATTATTATCCAAGCCTTCTGATAAAGATAAGTGAATAACATGTTCAGCATTTATTGCGTGTTCGGTTTCCGCTAATCCCCAGCGACTACCAGAACTACTAGTTGGATATGCACCAGATGTGCCACGTTGGGTTGAATTAGCGCCTAAGTAGCCGCTACTTGGAATAACTCCGCCACCATTTTGTCTTGGATTAACATTTGGTGTAATTTGTGTTGCAACTAAATTTTCAAAATTTGGTGCCAAATCTTTAATAATATACTGTTCAGGTTTTTTACCTTCACTTTCATTAACAATAATTTTAATAATTTTACTAGGATCGACCCATGACCATTTTTGTGTTTCTGGATCTCTAATAAAAAATGCATCACCATATTTAAATACATTTCTAACAATTCTAAAAATTCGTGTGTCAAATTGTTGAATTTTACACCATTGTTGTAAATATTCTCCCAATATTCTAACTTCAGAATTTGTAGCCTTACTGCGCCATTTAACTGAAAATGGACTTTTTTTATCTTTCAATTTATCTGTACAAAATTCTGCTAGAATATCGAGCGCAGCATTAACTTCTGGATCGCTATCCATTACTTCATATTGTTGATATCTATCAACTCTATTTGGACTACCAGTATATACATCTGGTAAATAACTAGAATAATTTGTTCTAGCGGGACCAGCTTTTGCTAATCCATTGGCACCTGATAACGGGCTTAATGAATTACCAACATCTACTGGTGTAAAGTGTTTTTTCCATGACATCGTGTATTCCTTTATCTTGAATTTAAATTCGGGGATAGTTGTTTTGTGACTCTATATTGTTTTGTACTAGTATCTAATAGTTCAGAAGTTGTGGCAGCTAATCTCCCCATTGTTGTATTTAACATTCTCAGCTGTTCATCAATTTCTTTTAATGTAACTGTTCCAAAAGTGTTAATTTGTGGAATTTCTTGTACTTTATTTGGTTGTTTTCCTTCATTTTCAATTGGCTTCTCTTCTTTTTGTACAATATTTGTCATATTATTTTTCATTTCACTCATCATATTATAAACAAATTTAAAATTAGTATTCCCCATTTGTGATTGCATATCTGATAAAAATGCATTTAATTTTTCACGTGGAATTACTGCTTCATTACCATGTAATGTTACATCTTCCCCTGCACCAAAATTGCCACCAAACCAATCACCAAACAAAGCTTTAGAACCATCAGCCATCGATTTTTTATTCGTTGGTTCAGCTTGTTCTTTGTTTGATTTATTTTTTTCGATAGTTTCTACTTCTGTCTTACCACCTGGATTCACAAATAAAGTTCCAATTTTTATAGAATCGGTAGTCATCGTTGTAATATGGCCAGCCATTTCTGAACCTATATATAGAAGTCTGTTAAGATTTTTAAATAATTCTCCTCTACGAATATCATCTTCCATTCTATCTGCTTGTTCACCAAATGCTCGCTTAGAAAATGGTTTACCATTTTGTACATTTTTCAAATCTTCTATACTACCTGATCTTAATGCAGCAGCACCAAATCGTTCATTAGTTGCTTGTAATATTTCATAAAATTTCACATGTGCATCGGAAACTCTAGACATTGATTTAATGTATAATTCAGTTGCGGCTGCTCCAGCACTTTTTTCGTTAGTTTGTGGATCTCTATTTTCTTGTCTGCTTTTAATCGTTGCTTGTGCTATTTCGTTTGCTTTCGCATATGATACGTTGCCTTCTTCAGCAATTTTTGCTAAACTTTCGCGGTAATTTTGCGCTGACAACCATGCTGCTCTCGCTGCGTCTGCAACATCACCTTCACCGCGTCTAGCTAAATCTCTATATTCCTTAGATTGTTGTCTTTCAGCAACTGCAACTTGGGCACGTTCTAATCTAGCGTTTGCATCAGCACGTTCAGATTCATTGGTGGCATCTCGTACTGCTGCAATAGAATTTTGTAGCTCTGTACCAGCCGGTCCCAATGCAGTCAACATCGATATGGATGATTTACTGAATTGTTGTCCAGCATATATCTCATCACCAAGTTTATCTAATCCCATACCTTTAAGATCAGTTGACATTTTTTGGTATGAAATAGCAGCATCCTTACCACCGGCGGCAATTGCATCTTCTATTGCTATTTGAGTACGTGCATTTTTTTGTTTTTCGCGTAATGCATCTTCTTGTTCACGTCTTGAAACACCAGTCATTTGAGCAACTTTATCCATTTCAGTTGCTAATGATTCAGTTGCTTTAAATGCTTCGGCCTTTGATGAAGCATCTTGAAGTGTTAATCGTCTGTTACTAGCAAGAGTTAATGCCAATACTTCATTATACTCACCAGTTGTATAGCCAATT